CGAACTAAAGATGCTCTGCGTAATATTTAGTATGGACCCCGTAGGTGGAATTACAACTCTCTTGGACCTCACGGATCGTGACCCCCAAGAGAATTACCTCTTTCCTCTCGCAACAAACAAGTCCTGGTTTTCCAAAGACAGGAACCGAAAAACCGTCAGTTTCATTCCCCAGGTTCAAACGACTCTGTTCCGTGGCCCCGCTGAATTCGGCCAACGCTTCTGTTTTGACCTCGGCTCTCTTCGTGTAGGCGACCTCCTTTTCGGAGCGGCTCTACAAATCAAGCTCGGACACTGGCTAGATTCCACCACTCTCTATGACCTTGAGGCAGGGCGAATTACCTATGCTGACCCTGAAGCCGATGCGTGGGAGTATGCGAATTCACTCGGCTCCGCCTGTATCGCCTCCGCCGAGCTGGAAATAGACGGAAAGACGCTGGAAACGATTGACGGCGACTTCATTTATGCGTTTGCGACCCTCTTCGGTGACTACAACGCGCAATTCGGAGTTGCGTATGACCATTTTGCGAGAGTCCCCATACAGACCCTGCGCAACTTTGCGGCGGCCGGCCATGTCCGCAATTTCCCCACAGAGGATGGATATGTGCACTGTCCTCTTCCCTTTTTCTTCGGCCGTGTGAAATACCAGGAGGCCCTGCCGCTCATTGGGGCCAAAGAAGGGGCCGTCCGCATTTTCGTCACGCTGCGCCCCTTTTCCGAGCTTGTCCGCAGAGTTTCGGGGGCTCGGGCGTCCTGCGACGAAGTCCCCTTGGACCGGCGCATACCGTTTTCTGACCGAGTGCGCACCACTTCGCCCACCATACCTCTCCTAGAGTCCGTTGCTCTTGTCACACACGGGGCTCTTCTGGACGGCGAGTATCGCCAACACCTTCTTCGCAAACCGTTTGAGATGCTGCATCGGGAACTGCATACATTTACGTTTGACGAGCCGACGAAATACCAGGTGTCCAAGAATACGGCGGCGGACACGGTGACGATACAATTACCTCTAGAGGCGAATCATCCTCTGGAGGAAATCATATGGATTATTCGGCGCAAGGCAACGGCCACCAATAACGAGTGGACGAATTTCAGTAGTCGTGTGGAGTCCGAGTGGCCTTCTGCTCCGCCCACCGAAGTCTTCTTCACGCAGCCCATGCTTCTCAAGGCCAAACTCCAAGTGAACGGAATCACGATGATTGAGGCCGACGAGCAGTATTTCCGACAGCATATCGCATCCAAACACAAGGGCGGCTACGCGGCCTGGTCGGCCTATATATACGGCCTATCCTTTGCGGAAAAGCCGGGTACACACCAGCCAACCGGCTCTATCAACGCATCTCGCGCGAACTCTATCCGACTCACGATGGAAATCAAAAATCCGGGGGGCGCCTTGGCCCAACAGGACTGGGAAATCAAGGTGTTCTGTATGGAAATCAACTGGCTCCGTTTTGCGAATGGCCTTGCGAACCCGCTGTTTGAGGATTAATGTTATCTCCTGCGACTTCGTGTTGCTCTAGGCGCTACGCTACGGGCTCTTGGAGCTGCGCTAGCAGCCACGCTACGAGCTCTTGGAGCTGCGCTACGACTCGCGCTATGAGCTCTTGGAGCTGCGCTACGACTCGCGCTATGAGCTCTTGGAGCTGCGCTACGACTCGCGCTACGAGCTGCTCTAGGATAGTCGTAGGAATGTGGCTTTCCTAGATAATTCGGCGCTTCGTGTTCTCGCAAAAACCATAGGGGGAGTCTCGGCTTACCGTCACTATAGCCACGCAGGGGATTATCATAAATATAGGCTTTTACGTAATTTTCCGATTCATTTATTTTTTTGAAATCCCTTATGTATTCCGCAAAGGTTGTCCCCTTTTTTATTCCCCGCTGCTCGCGTTTCGCTTTCATAATCTTTAGAAAAAACTCTCCAAACCGCTCTAGTATTTTAGGGTCGTCTTCTATGCTTGCCAAGGCCTTTTTAAGACATGTTTGCGTGTTATGTACGAGGATATTGAAATTCTCCACGCCAATTGTTTTAGACTGATCCGCGTCCTTAAATCCAGCCGTATCCCCTTTTGCGAGAAAGAACGCGAACATTTGACAGAAGCCTTGCGTGTCTACAGCCTGTAGTTTATCATACGGATTCATATCTTTTCCGTTCACGTTCGCAATGTAGTGCGTAACTTTTCCCGGAGCATACCATATAATACGCTTTTCTGGCCCTACTGCATCAGGAGTAGTCTTTGAGAAAATTAATTCAATACCATATTTTTCGCATAGCATTTCATAGGGGCTTGTATCCGCTGTAGCCTTTTTTCCTGGTCCGAATGTGGCTGACATAATTTGCGCAAAAATAGATTGGAATGCCTCGTATTGAGATTCTCCGTCCGTTGGGAGAACGCACAGGTCCTCGCTGAATGTCTCACGAAACGGATACCACGTTTTTACTCGCATATCCCCTACATAGTATATCGAGAATATTTTAGGCGACGGATGTACCGTCTAGTACTAGACGTTACTTGGCGGTAGACGTTAACGGCGCCATCTAAATAAACAAAACACCATCTAAATAGTATGGTCGCAGCGCTGTTGCGAGTCTTGCATAGTGGTATACAAGACTCGCGACTTCTTTCTCCGAAAGGACAGCCGAACGTGGCCCTATTCACTACTGTCCTCATCAAAGCCGGGCGCTTCACGACACAATGGGTTCGCCTGGACTTTGATACAAATCCCACATTCGGAAACAAGGCCGTCATCACTCTTCCTAGAAAGGGCCACCTCATTAGTCGCCTCTTTCTTGTATGCACCTACCCCGACATTTTCACGGCCCAGCGCACAGCTGCGACCACGCCTAATTTCCTCGGCCCCGCTTGGACGTGGACGAATTCACTCGGCCACGCCATCGTGAATACCGCCACGCTCGATATAGGGGGCGTGCGCGTAGAGCAGATTGACGGGCGACTCCTAGAGGTCCTGGACGAGTTCTATACGCCGCTAGAGAAGGTTCCGCTCGCAAATAGCCTTATCCGACGAAACATGACGAACTTCCCAGACTTTTCCACGGCGTCCACGAACCCCGTCGTGACGTATACGCCCCTCCCCTTCTGGTTCTCTCGTGGAGACTCGGGAATCGCCCTACCCATAGATGCGCTCGCCGTTGACCCCGTGAAACTCACGGTCGCATTTAACCCGGTCGCAAATCTCGTTGTCAGCACGGGACTCGCGCAGAATCCCTCGGACGTAGCCGGCTCTCGCTATTTCCCGATAGAAGGCGGCAAGTTTTATAGGGCTGACCCAAGCGGCTCGGACGTATATGGCCTTCCTGCTGTCGCCGGCGCCATCGGCAATCCCGCCGTCGCCGTAAAAGCCAGCGCCATCCCGAACGCAGCCATGCCGTCCCCGCTCCTTCTCAAAGACACCTATATCATCGCCGAATATATATACCTGGACGGCCCAGAAGCCAACAGATTCCGCATATCCGACATTGAAGTCCCCGTGACCCAACACTACGCGTTTGAGCCGCATGACAGCTCCGCTGCGCCCATGTCGTCTATTGACCTGAGAATACCGAATCCGACCAGGAACATCCTCTTTTATGCGAACCGCTACGAGGCCCCCTCCTATAATGCGCCCTTTCTCGCAACTCGTGACCTTTCTGGCGCCACGGCTCCAGGCAACCTCTGGTGGCCAGACGCGGCCCCAATCAACATGAAATCGCCGGCGCTCCTACAGCCCGGATTCGTATTCCGCAATTCCGAGCCCCTCAAAACGATACAACTCGTCTATGAAGGAAGCCTCGTCCGCTACTCCACACTCAGTCCCTCCATTTTTCGCTCTCTTATACCCTCAACCGAAATGAAAAAATCGCCCTATGTCAATCGCTATATGTATTCACTCCACTTTGGGCTCAACCACGGCGGTTTAGACCCCTCGTATCCCTGCGGCGAGGCGAACCTAGACAAGGTGACGAGCATATCGCTTGACCTTGAATACAAGCCGGTCGCAGGAAGTTCGTCCAAGACGAATGTCCCTCGATACATCGTCTGGACCTGGGCAGAGACCTACAATATCTTCCGTGTATACGCTGGACGAGGAGGCATGATGTTCGCCTACTGATTCTCCGTAGCGACCACGGACACAAGAATACACTTTAGAGCCGATACAATGTGCCATGCGGAATGGTACTTTCCTAGGGCGCTTGAAAG